ACAAAACTCGTTAGATATACAAGATTACAGATTAAACAAACCGCAACAGGCACAGGCATTCAAGTTACAGAAAGAATGCAAACGCTCAATAAGAGACTTGGCGAGTTTGATGAATTGTCTTCTTTCTTAAAAGAGCAACAGGCTCATCTAAGAGAATCTCATAATCAATATGCGATGGAATACTATCAACCAATCATCGATGAAGTAAGAGAAAAACTCGATGATATGAAAAGGAGTATGGCGGTTTCTGCAGATCTAGAGGAAAGAGCAAAACTTCGAAATGTTTATACTGCGTCAATGAACCTTATAAAATCACTCGATAAGAACGAACAAGCATTAAACAATTCTGTCAATGAGAACACAGAGGCTGTCGAGGAAACCAATAGAAAACTTGACAAAAACACAAGATCTGTTGACAAAAACACAAGCGCAGGACAATTAGAAGACCAAGAAACGAGAAAACTTTTCAGAAACATTTTCAGTAACCGTGGACCGCTGTACAATATTTTTGCTGACATTAAAGAAGGAAATAGTCGAATCCGTAAATGGATGAGAGAAAAATGGGAAGGAGAAGGTAACAATGACAGAGGTGGTTTGGGGGCAGTTTCAACAACGATTTCGCTATTGTCTAACCCATTGGTGTGGAAGGCTGCACTCGCAGGATTTCTCTTGTATGGAACAATAAAGGGTCAACAAAATATTGCTGATGCGATGGGAAGAACTTCTGTTCCTGAATACGAAAAGAAAAAGTCGCTTGCAGAAAAGGCAGCGGCAGGAGATCAAGAAGCTAAAAAACAACTTAGAATAGAATTGTATGGAACAGACGATCCTGAAGAAGCATTGTTCCGTAAAAAGTATGGAAAACTTGGTGTCATGCTTCGTGATTGGTGGAAATCATCTCCAGCTTCACCCCCAGCTGGTGCAGAAGAATTCCCAGATGACCTGATAGAAGGTTCCTCTCCTGTACAACCACAAGGGGATGAAGGACCAAGTTGGTGGCAAAAACTTCTTGGGATTGGAGATGCTGGCGCAGCTGACATTCAACCATCAACAAGACCAGGTTCTGTTGAAACCACAAAAGGTATGGAAGGATTTAAAGTCATGAAGAGATCTGCAGAACAATCTGCATCTTCTTTGTCTCCGATAATTATTGACACATCAACAAAGGTTGGTGATAGTAATACAACTGCAATTACAAATAATCAAAACACATTTGCTCCGATCGAAGCAACATCTTCTACGCCTGCTCCGTCCAACACAGATAATTATGGCAGACCAAAATAAAAAAGGGGAGCCGAAGCTCCCCAACAATCACTAACCAAGAAGTGGCATCAATCTTCTTCAGCTAGTTTTTCAAAGAACGACAAAGAATTGTCGTCATCATCACCAAAAGAGACTTCATCACTAACCTTCGGAGCAGCTGCAGTCTTCATAGCAGGTGCTGCCGCAACTGGTGCTGGATCATAATCTTCAGCACGAGCAGCAGGAGCATTCTTACCAAGAACACGATCCAGCTTTGCCTTCAGTTCATCATAAGACTTGAAGTGGCGACGATCGAGGAAATCAGCAAGACTGTACATAGAATTGTACACCGTTTCCAGTTCGTCGTCATCACCTGCCAATAACGCAGCAGGAGAATCAAACTCAGACTTATCATAGTTGCGATAACCCTCAACATTACGGATCTTCAACTTGAAGTCAGCACCACCCCAGAAGTCAAAAGGATTGATTGCATCCTCATCTTCGAACTGTGGGTTCATTGCTTCGTTCAGCTTATCCCAAATCTTCTTGCCATACTGGAACAAGAAAACCTTGCCTTCATTGGCAGGATTCGCAGGATCCTTCACAACATAGATGTTTGAGATGTACTTCAGACGACGCTTTTGCTTGCGTGCCTGTTCCTTACCAGCATCAGTACCATTGTTCCAAAGTTCGCTGTTGTATTCACCAACAGGATCCTTTTCACCGATAGTAGTCAGACTGTTTTCGATATACCAACCACCTGGACCTTGGAAGCCATGATCAAACACTCGCACGAATGGCAGATCTTCACCATTTGGTTCAGGGAGAAAGCGAATAACCGCAAAACCATTACCAGACTTGTCCACTTCTGGTTTCCAGAAGCGTTCATCAGCACCAGATGACTGCTGCTGACCACTAGAGAGTTTGGTAGATTCGGCGACTAAGCGTGACAGAGTATTGCCACGAGACTTCTTAAGACTTGCAAAAGACATATGTATTACCTCGTATTAAACAGCGTATTAATCTTATCCACATTCACATAATATATAAGCAAGTATATCGTAATCATGCATAAATGTCAAGCACTATTTTACGATACTTTGCCTTTTCAATCTGTACAGAATTGTTCAAGAACGGTCTGTACTTATTCATCAGAAACACATGGTCTTTCAGCATTTTATCACCGTGCTTTTCCCACACTTTACCATACCCAACCAAATCATCTAAGATGACCATGGTTTCCAACGAAATCTTTTGTCTCAACCACAAGCGATATAGCAACGGATGCATACCAAGCAATGGGTTGAGTGCGACATCTAAATTTTCTTCTTTGTCATATACATACATCATATCCTCTTTGAATGTATATGTCAAGGAATCAATTCTTGCTTTCCACTTCTTTAAATTGATCAGATTCTCACCTGACATTAGATTGCCAATCCAATGATCAGAACCAGAAACATAATTAGATACGATGAAGTCGGTGAACTCATCTCGCTTAAACTTGCGTGAGAGTTTCTCGAAGAAGTAGCGGTCTTTGCGACCAAGAAATGTTTCTTCGCTGACTTTCACTTTGCCATTATATTTGAAGAAATTATAATTCTTGCGAGTAAAATGTTGCTGCACCGCAAGATAGGTGCGATATGCATCGAATGCCGACATGTATTCACTCATTAAATAGGAAGCGTTGCGCCTTTCTTTTCAACAAGTAGATTGGCGTTCTGCGCTTCAACGAACATTTTTTCTTTGATTAGTGGAGAAACAAGTTTGGCTGCAGTTTCAACTTCCATCTCATTCTGTTCACACCAATGAACAATTGCGTCCATATAGGAAACATTCTGGTCACGAACAAGCGTCTCTATGATAATAGAGAATTTGTCTTTTGTTATCACATCAATCATTATTAATACCTTTCGCAGTCTTTACAATCTATTGTATCGCAATTCGGACAATGACGCAAATCATCTGCGTCTAGATTGTTATTAAATGAGCGGAGTTTGAAGAGTGCATCTTCTTTGGTAGAAGGATATGCCACAATCTGATTTCTGTGCGATATTTTATAATTGCCTCGGATATCGTCGTGGTAAACAGCAAACCCATTCATTGAGGCAACATATTCGAGCACAGATAAAACTCCTTTATAGAAAGGATTAGTATATATTCGGATTGTGTTTTTGTCAAGTGCTTTCTAGGCACTCTTTCAATTGATCATAACCACCAATGTTGATGGCTTCGATGCCTTTCATCTTCAGAAAATTCTTTGCAGTCTCTGACCTTGCACCTGAACGACAATAGAGTAAATACTTATCAAAAGAACTCAGGCGAGCAAGATCCTCAGGAGCGCAATGGACTGCATTTGAAAGATGCCCATGGTAGAATTCGTGAGCGGTGCGGACATCTACAATAACCCATCCCTGCTCTTCTACCATTTGCTTCAGAATCTTGCATTGTGCGTTATCTAACATTTTCCTTGGTAATCTGCGATTGCTGCTTTGATTGCGTCTTCAGCCAAAACGGAGCAATGAATTTTTACTGGAGGCAACGCTAGTTCTTCGGCGATGTCCGTGTTCTTAATCGTTCCTGCTTCTTCAAGAGTCTTACCCTTGACCCATTCTGTCACCAGACTAGAACTGGCAATCGCAGAACCGCACCCATAGGTTTTAAACTTTGCATCGCTAATTATACCGTCTTCAACGGCAATGGTCAACTGCATAACATCACCACAAGCAGGCGCACCGACCATACCAGTGCCAACATTACTTCCTGTCAACTTACCAACATTACGAGGATTTTCGTAATGATCTAGAACTTTCTCCGAATACGCCATATCACATACCTCTCTTTCAAGAATTCAATGTGAAATTTTATGCTGAGAATGAACTTCCGCAACCACATGATGTTTTAGCATTAGGATTACTGATAGTGAACGCAGAACCATTTAAAGGATCATCTTTATAATCAAGCGTAGCACCATCCAAATACATGTTGCTCATCGCATCGATCATCAGCTGAACATTCTCATCAAGGTCTGCAACGAGATCGTCTGCTGCTGGGTGATCCAGTTCAAAATGATACTGAAACCCAGAGCAACCGCCACCCTTCACAGAGATACGAAGACCCAACTTATCTTCTTCGTATTCTGCGATGATTTCCTTGACCTTGTTTACTGCTGCTGGTGTAACTTCCATTATCCTGCCTTACGCTCAAGCCACTTCGCTGCTTCAGTGTCCCAACCATCGGTACGGACATAAGAAGATTGACGAGGTTCGCCGATCATGTTCGGATCAACATCGAGACCAACGCCTTCGAGGAAGTTGACCAGACCGATACGCTCAACCATTTCACCAGTACGCTCGTGCTCCAATGCGTTCTCAGCAAAGAAGTCCAGCGTTTCCTGAGCAAGATCAGCAAGTGCTTCGTAATCCTCTTCGGTTTCGAGTTTCATAAATGGAACAACAACTGTGCCCATGCTATCGCCGATCTTCAGGGTGCGCTTACCACCAACAAGAATGGTGACACCACGATCATCCCCAGAAGCCAAAATTGCATCGCCTGTTTTACCGACATACTTCTCGGAAAGTGGAGAAGTGACATTAAGGCAATGCATGCAGCGTACACAATCGCTGTTATTAACAGTAAGTCCATTGTCATCCTCCAGACTCATAGCATTCGTTGGGCAACGAGAAATGATGTTTTCCATCACATACTTGCGACCCTTGTCGGCAACCAGCGCTTTCCAGCCATCCTGGTTGACCTTCATGTCATCACGCCATGTACCGATCACAGCAAAGTCAGAACGATGAATTGCGTTCATACAGTCATTAGGACAACCAGATACTTTTACCTTAAACTTATAAGGCAACGCTGGGCGGTGCATATCATCGAGGAATTGATTGACGAGGATGCGGTGTGCCTTACCTTCGTTATGCAAACTCATTTCACAACGAGCACCACCCACGCAAGACATGCCAGTACGAACCGCTGGACCAGCACCACCAAGGTCAAACCCAACTTCGTTGAGTTCGTTAAAGATCTTCTGAACATTGGCAGTCGATGCACCCTGCATCATAATATCACCTGACTGACCGTGGAATGCAATCAGACCAGAACCACCATTCTCTTCAAACTTATCAACCAGCATACGCATCATTTCTGATGTATAGTGATTGCCTGCTGGTGGTTGTACACGCAGCGTATGAAACTCAACTGCGTCTGGGTACATGTAAGAACCATCAGAGTTCTTCAGCTCTGTAAAGCGAGGAATGATGCCTCCGCCGTATCCCACAACACCGACCGTACCACCCTTCCAGTAACCTTTGCGTGTGACATAGGACTGCTCCAGCGTGCCTACGACACCTTTCGCCATCTTGGCACCTTCATGGGATCCTTGAGCGAGACGCTTGAGACCAGAAACGAAACTTGGCCATGGTCCCTTTTCAAGTTCGTCGAGATTTGGTGTAGAAATGTCCGAAACTTCTGGACGGTTCATGTTTAGCTTGGTGAAGCCAGTTGTATCCGTCATGATAATCTCCAATAGATTAGTAATTTACAAAGGTATTTATAGATTATATTCCCTGCCTCCAAAAGAGACAAGGAATATAACGGAATACCTCTAAAGGATTACTTTTCCTTCTTTGACCAAACGCTCACGATTTTTCATATGAAGTTCTTGCACTTCTTCTTTGCTTCCGCCAAAGTATGGTACACAATATCCTTCGTCAATCATGATCTTTGTTACAGTAGTATCGCCGCAAACAAAGTCGCCGAGAATACGACCAAATTTGCCTTTAGCATCTGTCCCATCCTTTGATACCTGCGTCTGAAGGATTGCGGTCTTACCAAGAAGTTCTTTGAGTTTCGCTTTTGCAGCCAACCCAAATACTTTTTCCACTTTATCTGATGTTCTGGACTCAGGTGTGTCAATTCCCATAATGCGTACACGCTCACCACGAAGCCATATACCGAAACCAAGATCAATATCAACATCAACTGTATCTCCATCAATTACTCTTTTAACATCTACTTTATATTCGTACATCAGTCATCATCCTTATCTTTCTTTTCTTTCTTGCCCTTAACATAGGCATCAGCACCAAAGAAAGCACCAACGACAACTGATACTGCCATAAAATAAGTTGGAGCCATATCACCAATTACACCACTTGCATTGGTGAATCCCAATGCTTCTGTGCCAAATACGAACAAAGGATATAGTAACATACCAAACAAAGCAAACCAAACCATCTTACGCTGCTGGTCTCTTTTTGCATCTTCGTCTTCCATCTCTCTGCGTTTTGCTTCAAGATAGATTTCCATTTCTTCTTTACTGATGCTTCCGTCGCCGTTCAAATCGGCTTTCTTAAATTCGTCCTTGTTCATTGTTACCTCTAGTTTGCGAGTGGGTTATCTAATGCTTTTTGTATTTTATCTTCTAGATCTTTTTGAGTCTTTTCCACTTTGTTTTCAAACTTATCCATCTTGCCTTCAAAATACACAACCTTGTCGTTGACTCTCTTTTCAATATCATAAGTCAACTGCTTTGTGTCACGAAGGTTTTGTTCAATAGACTCTAACAACTTTTGCTGGTTGTCAATCTTCTGATCAATCAACTGCATCTGTTGTTCATATGCACCCACATCAAGGTTGGCAATTTCCTCCACCTTTTGATACATAGTGAAACCACCATATAATGCACCAAGAACAGAACCAAGTGCGGCAATTGCCATACCGATTGTTGTTGGCGTCATCTTCATTCCAAAGAGATTAAACTCTTTGTTCTTTAGATTCTCGATGCCTTCCTCGATGTTTTCTA